AAGACCGCACGGGTGATGGTGGTCAGGGAAAAACCAGTAAATGGAAACGCTGGCCTTATGGTGGACACATGGACCACTTGCATATTAATGGTCGTCTAGGAAAAGGCGACATTAGTAAAGGTGGAGCTTCCGGTAAATGGAACGGGGATATCAAAAAGGCTTTGAAACTTGCTGGGCTACCCGTTACTAACGCTTATATAAAAGCATGGAAAAAACAAATCCAAACAGAGTCTGGAGGAAATCCTAAAGCGTTAGGTGGTACAGATGGTTTAAATGATGGTCGGGCTAAAGGGCTTGTACAGGTTAAACCGGGTACCTTTAATGCTTATAAACTACCAGGTCACGGCAATATTTGGAATGGTTTAGATAACTTAATTGCAGGTATGCGCTATGCTAAAGCACGTTATGGTAAGGGCGGAATGCTTAACTATATCGGTAAAGGCCACGGTTACGCTACAGGCGGTTTGCTCAACGCTTCCGGCTTATACAACCTAGCTGAAGACGGTTATGGAGAATATGTTATTCCTCGTGACCCTAGTCGTCAGTCAGACGCCATGAAGCTATTAGCCATTGCAGCTAATGATATTGATCGTAAGAAAAAAGGTAATAAACGACCGAATCAAATGCGTATGCCTAGCAACAGTGGCAATAATGACGACTTAATAAAGCGATTTGTTAACTTAATGGAAGAAAGCACAGAGCTACTAAGAGAAATTAAAGATAAAAACAGCGACGTTATTATGGATGGACAAGCAGTCGGTAGAGTAGTAGCCGACCCAGTATCCAGAGAAATTAGCAAAAATGAGTATCATAAGAACCGAAAAAGGGGGATAGCGAGATAGATGGCAAAAATAAACATGATTTATCACGGGAAAAGTTTTGATGACATTTTAAATGTTGTGGAAGTATCTCGTCCTTCGATGAATAGAGAATACAAAACCGTAGACAATCGCAGAGGAGAAATTCTAACAACTTTATCAGATAGCTTACAAGAAATTACGGTAACAGCATGGATAAGAAAAGGACCAAATACAAATTACAAAAGTGTAAGGCAGCTCAGAGATGAGTTGCTTTACTACTTAACTTTAGAAGATGATGACGACCAATTGATTTTTAGTGATCAGCCGGACCGGTATTATAATGCAAAATTTTCTGGTTCTATCAATCCTGAATATATCAATCAAAATGATGCAAAAATCGAAATTACTTTTTCTTGTAAGGACGGATTTGCACACTCGTTAGAAAAAAAGATTTTTAAACCCACTGAAAAAGAAAGCGGAGAACTTTTGGTTGATGTTTTTAATCAAGGTACAGTAAAATCTCCTTTAGATATTCGCGTAAATTTTTTAGAGGATGTAGATTCTGTGGGGATTGCAAGTAAAAATTCTACGGTTCAATTTGGAACAACCATATCAGAAGACGAGGAAGAAGATTTTGTTCCGTCAGAAAAAATCGTTAGCGATCCAATGGATTCTAAACAAAAAAAGGCGTGGGAGGAAAACATTGCTCGTCCACGTTGGCGAAACGGTGATGGCGATAATGCTTCTAAAGTCATGGGTTCATTAAATTGGAATGACAAAGAAAGTGGTGTCTATGTAAAAAGCTGGGGAACGATAGATAAAGACAAGCCGGGATATTGGCACGGTCCTAGTGTAACAAGATTTTTTAATGATCCATTAGCTAATTTTGATTGCTATCATCGATTCAATTTTAAACCGATTAATGGAAGATACGGAAAAAAAGGCGCGCAAGGTTTATTAGAAATCAACTATGCCGACGCCGACAGCAATTATGTGATCGGATTTGAGATGAAAGATAATACCGATAAAAAAGAAGAAATCACTTATCGCTTTTTCGTTGGAACAACGCCCATATACCAAGGGAAATTACCTTCCAATATTGCTAAAGAAGGTGGAGGATTTTTTGGATCTGTCGGGTTAAAAAAAGTAGGTAATCAATTTACATTTAAGTTAGCACGTTTGCGTGGTACACCTTTTAAAGAAACTTGGTCTATAGAAAAATCCTTTACCAATGAAACCGTTGCAATGCTAAGTGCCGACCGAGTAGATTGCTGGATGTCCCAATGGAAAAACTTCACAGCGATGAGATTAGGGATTACGCACAGCCGCATGACAAAGATAAATACAGAAGAAGATTCTCTTGTGCCATTAACTTTTTACAGCGGAGATGAATTGTTTGCCGAAGGGGCTACCAATCGCGTTTATATTAACGGTATTAGAAGCGATGACTATCGCGTTATAGGGAGTAGTCAATTTTTAGAAGCAGCTATTGGAAGAGAAGAATTTTCTATTATTTCTGATGGGAAAATTGATGGAAACATGGAACTAAGGGAGATGTATTTATGATATATCATGTTTTAGATCGGCAGTTTAATGCTTTAACAGTCATAGATACCGAAGCCCGAAACGGCATAGTGATAGAAAATGACAAAAGAGAAGTTGAACTTGTAAAAGGCACACTTATTAATACATTAACTATGACCATTTATAAAAATACAGGGCCTAAAATAAATGATTATGATCCAAATAGCCCGTTAGAAACTACTTTGATAAAAGAAGGTTGCTATGTTGCTTTTATTGACGATACGGAACATCCCGTTTGCTGTAGCATTCAAGAAATTACCAATGAAACCGAAGAAGTAAGAGAAATTCAGTGTGAAGATTTAGGTATGGAGTTTTTAAATGGTAATGCTAGTAAATTTAGCAGTAATAGATCTCAATATATCGACTACTACATTGGACGCGAACTTTATGACAATCAATGGAAAATTGGGGTAAACGAATTAGGAACGAACATCAAAAGAGTTGTGGATACATCTGGGGATGAAACGCCTTTAGCGAGATTACAAACTATTTGCGAAGCTTTTGATTGCGAGATGACTTTTAGCGTTGAATTTCAAAACACAAAAATAAGAAAAAAATTAATCAATGTTTATCATCAAGTAGGAACAGATAAAACTAGTAAAGTGATGTACAGCGGAGTAGATGTTGTTTCTATATCTAAATCAACAAATATCAATGATGTGATTACATCGATCGAAGATACGCGCCGATGGTTTAATAACTTAGAATACGACGATGGGCGCTTCTTTACTTTAAAAGGCGGATCAGTTGTTTATGACCGTGTAGCTAACGCAGAATACGGATCGGGGCATACAACAAAAGAACGCTTTACAGGTTGGATTAAGGGATATGCCGAAAGCTCTTATAATGATGATATTGATAATTTCAACGAATTAAGAAATATATTAGAAGAGCGGTCGCAACCTTCTTTTTCAGCAGACATAAGTTTTCTATTTGATGATAGTGATGTAGAAGTTGGAGATTACATTACTTTTTTAGATGAAGAATTTAACCCTCCCTTTAGAGTTAAAGCCAGAGTAACTAAAAAAGAAATTGATTATAACGATCCAACAAATAATAAAGCAACCATTGATAATGTTAAACGTTTGGAAAGTTTGATAAGCAGCGATCTTAAAGCACATCAACAACAACAAAACGAATTGAATACACAATATTCAGTCAAGTTAATTGCGGACAATGGCACGAGCTTTGTCGATGATGAAGAAAAAGTAACAACCATTCAAGCACACGTTTTTCAAGACGGGCGTGAGGTCACAAATCAGATGACGGACAAAGACTTGCTTTGGTTTAAAACCGATAAAGACGGCAACCACGACGTGCTGTGGGAAGACCGTTCGAAAGGCACTCGTGTTACGATTTCAAATGATGATATTGAAGCAACAACAAGCATAAAGTGTATAGTCACCAAATTTACCAACCATTTTGTTCAAGCGATTTACTTTTTAAATGGTTTGCGGGATATCGCACGAAAAGTTTTGAAACTACAAACCGATGACACGATTACAAGTATTCATATTTCAGATACTCACTACTCAACTGATACGGTCATTCGTGATGATTTAGAAAATTATGGACGCAGCAATGACCACATTAAAAACGCAGCGGAACTCACTCGTTTTGTGGGTATTGACTATGTTTTGCTAAATGGGGATGTTCATGACGGTGGTACGCAAAGCAAAGATATTGCGATAGCCAATTATAAACAAGCTGTTAGCACGCTAGGTTTATGCGATTCTCCTTACTTTATTTCTTGGGGCAACCACTGCCCAAATGCTTGGGGCG